TTACCAATCATAATCGTCGTCATCCCTAGTAGATTGCCGTATTTCTGCGAAATAATTTTCTAATAAGCGGACTTCATTTGTGTTCATATCATAATCCATAATCAGACCATCGACCGTCGCATCTTCATCTAAGCGTTTAAGTTCTAGCTCGAAAGCAAAATAGTTCGCTTCGACTTCATAATGACTAGTGATCAGAGAAGTATATGCGCGAAGGGAGGATACATTGCGATTAGGGTGAAGAATCGCATGCCCTAACTCGTGCGCACAAACGAGACGTTGCCGTCCTTCGCTTAACGCTTCATTTAAAAGAATCGCTTTAATTCGTTTCTCATATAGCCACATGCCATGCGCATCCTGCAGGGGTTGTTTGATAACCAATATGCCAAGATGTTTCGCAATGACAAAAGGATCGCGAGAACCAACTTTCTTAACTAATGCATCGACGGTCTTTTTAATCTCAATGACCGGTTTATGCCTCATCTAGTTGTCCCCCTTAGTGTGTTTATGCTTATTAGGCGTAAATTTCTCTTTCCTTTCTAATGCCATGGCAGTTAACGCTACCTCAATGGCACTTAAAACAGCTTTTTGCGTGCCTTCGCTATATTCATGCAAACCTAAGCCATCGTTAGCCGCATTGGCTCCGTCCACAATGCCAAGCTTGATTTCTTCTAAGCGTTCTTGAATCGACCGTTCATCTTTTTTAGTCAAAGCAGGTTGCCAATTGGCATCAGGTGCAAGTGAGGTGGTGTCAGTTTGTTTCTTAGACGTATCAAATCCTAACAGGTATTCAGGCGTCACACCAAGCGCCTTGGCAAAAACATCCACTTTATTAAGTGGAAACTCTCTCGTTTTATTAAAGTAACGGGATAAGCCAGATTTAGCATGTCCAACTCGTCGTGCTAACTCACTTAGAGATAACCCTTTTTCTTCTTTCAGCTTAGCTAGTAAATCAATCATTTCATCGTTTGTTCTCATCAAAGGACCCTCCTTGTTATTCTAAATGATAGTATTCCCATTGGAGAACCAATTATACCATTGTTCTTTAGAGAGTACAACAAGAAAGTTCGAGAAGTTTGAACTTTTACCGAAAAAGGTGTTGACAAAGAAGAACGATCGTATTATACTCAACACGTTCACCATAGAGAACCAAAAGGAGGTTTGTCGTTTTTTTATCTTTACAGTTCTCTATAGTGAACAAAATTAACTAAATCACAAGCCTGATTACGTATAAGGGCATGGGATTCAAATATTGGAACAATCACTAACTATTTAGTGTTTGCCATATGAAGCCCTAGCTTTCTTGTACGCTTTTTTCAGGCTTTTGATGAGCTAGCAATGACTTTGATGTGCTTCATACGACCACTTTATTTGTTTCCCATCCCCTTCTGCACCAGGCAGAAAGGAAGGTCAAACATGACAAAAGTAACCATGAAGTACGACAAAGGCATCAAGAAAGAAGAGGTGGTAGCGCTAGAAATTCCAGCCGCTGAATTTGAAACGATGCTCGAAAATGATTATCAAGAGCGCTTAGCGTATGCCACTGATGGTGAAGTGGTTGAAAGAAGAACACCACAGGCGATATTTGATGAATTGAATCGTAAAGAAAGAAACTCATGGCAGACCCATACGCGCCATCAACATCAATTCCAGATGACACTAGAAATAGAAGATGAAACATCAATTGAAACACATACAATGGATCGATTCATCGATGATTCTCAAGCAAAAGAGCGTCAACGTCAAGAAGATTACGAAGCACTGTGCCAAAAGCTAAGAGGACAGTTAAACCCAGACCAAGTAGAAATGATCATTGCGATTTGTTTGGACGGGATGTCAGTCAAAGATTACGCAGCCCAAATAGATGAAAAACCAAACACAGTCACCAAAAGATTTATGCGAATTAAAAATTTCTTAAAAGAAAATTTATAAAAACGTCACATGACACCCTCTGCCGTGAGATATAAGTAGAGGGTGTCATCTTCTCAAGAAAAACAGTGAAAGTAATTCTTAACTCTCGTGTTAATATGAAAAGCCCCAGTGCTGCAACACTAAGGCTTTACATTAACAAATATCAAAAGAAAGGAATGATCTGCATGAAATTCACAGGCAAATACGCATTGTTTTGACTTATTAATCCACAGGTAAGTAATCAATGCCCAAACTTTTAATGAGTTGATTATAATTTATGAAAATAACAGATCGTTATTCAGATTTGTCAATGATAGGTTTTCCATCTGCATCAAGTAGTGGCGTCATAGTAAGAGCTGCAGCAGTTTTCCCAGCTACGACGTAGTATAAGACACCTGTATGAATATCTTTATGAATTTCATACCATCGTGTAGAAGCTTTGAATTCCTCAGGGAATTTCCCTAGATGAACACGCTCAAATCTATTTTCAAACATTAGAATCACCTCAAAAATTATTATAGATTTATTATACATTAAAAAAATATAAAAAGAAAGGAGAAATTTTATGAATGAAAAAATAAAAATAGATATTAATATTGACAATCGCGAAATGCGAGAATTTCGCGATGTCGTTAATAGTTTAGAAAGTGTTATCAGTGATCTACAATCATCCAATGAAATATTAGAAGGTTCACTTCGAACCTTGAGTCGTGAGCTGAGTTCGACTGAAGGTGCATTTGCTTCATTTGAATCTGGAGCTAATTTGTTACTTGGAACCTTAGGCTTTCTGGCTTTAGCAGGTCATGATTTAAGCAATATTCCTGCAAATATAGAAGGAGCTGCAGGAGCGATCACAGGATTTATAGGTAAATTAGGCGGCTTAAAGCTAACCTTAGGAACACTAGGAATTGCTGCAGTTGTCACTCTAATAGGTAGTCTGACTAGCTCTATTCGCATGAGTAGCGAAGCAGCTATAGAATTAAATGAGCGCCTAATCGAAATGCGTCATCGGCATCGCGACGCCATTGGTGAAATAAACGCAAGCATTCGCTCAAATAACAACTTAGCTGGCGCACTATTAAACCTAAACTCACAAGCAATAAGAAATAACGATGAACAAAGAGAAATGATTCGCCTAGTAAGAATTCTTAATGCAGAGGAAAATGGTTTGATACTTACCTATGACGAGCTAAGTGAAGGGCTAAGTGCAAACAGTGTTGCCATGCTCGAACAACATACACAAAGAAATGAAATCAACGCATCAGCTGAGCGTGGGGCACAATACTTGGATTCTTTGATTTATGCCATGAATGCAGAAGCAGAGGCGTCTGAAGCATTGGAAGATGTAAGAGAAAGGCGTGAAGCTGCAAATGAAGCAGCAGGTGATGCAGTTCTTACTATGAGAGAGGTAAATGAGGCGGCGCTACACGGTGAATTTGTTCATGGTCAATTAAATCAATCACTTGAAGAATTGAGCCGTGAGTATGAAGCTATCAGCTATGTCCTTGAATCGGTAGGGGCAGACGTTGAATATTTCTATGAGGCATGGACTGAAAATGCAAGTAGTCATGCGACTCAAATTAGAGAATACATTGATGAACATGGGCTGTCATATGAAATTTTAAATGAAGCTCAGCAGTATGCAGTTGATCAAATGGTGGAGCGGTGGACTGAATACCGAGATAATGGACGCGAAATGTTCCAAGAATTAGGAAATGAAACGAGATTATGGTATGAAACAACGGATGCATACGGAAATGCCGTAAGGATGAGTTATCTTGAACTAGAAGATGGTCAGAACAGAGCGATGCAAGCCATGATTGACAATCTGCGAAACAACCGAGAAGCAACTGCGGAATGGTCAAATAACTTAGACGACCTAGCGTACCGAACGTCAGAAGAATTTGCTGAACATATGAGAAGTATGGGGATAGGATCAGCAGCTTATGTCCAAGCAATGTTAGATGGTTGTAGCTATTTGTTAGAAGAGTTATATACAGAATTTGGATTAGCAGGAACATATGCAACCAATAATATGACGGGCTCATTAGGTGAAGGTGCAGAGGAAGTTATCAACTTGGTTAGTAATATGGGAGCTGACACAGGGGATAGTTTTCTGAGTGCGATTCAAGCAGCAGATTTTCAGAGTATAGGAATCATGATACCGCGAGCGGCAATGCTAGGTGTAGAAGAAGGAACGCCAGAATATGAAGCTGCAGTGAGAAGCTTGGGTCAAGATGGTAACGATGCGTTTGAAGAAGTTATTGGATATAGCTCACCATCCCGAGTGTATAGAGGGTATGGTGAATCAATCATTCAAGGTTTAGTAATTGGTCTTGAAGCATTAAGAGCTCAACCAATCCGCTCAATGCAAACATTAGCTCGCGACATGCAACGAATCTACAGCACTGCTAATCGCGATTACATAAATGTTGGTCGTGACATCATGCGTGGCCTAAACCAAGGCCTACTCAACGGTGAGGCCCAAGTCATGAACACGGCTCGTCGGATTGCTAATCAGGTTACGCAGGCAATGCGTCAGGCGTTGAATATTAACTCGCCTTCGCGGGTGATGCAGGAGGAGATTGGGCGTCAGATTCCGGCTGGGGTGGCTGAGGGGATTGATAAGTACGGTAGCTACGCTACAGATAGTATGTACGACCTTGGCAACGAACTAGCTAAAGTGAAATTTCCGAGTATCAACGATGTCATCAACATGGGGTCAAGTTTAAATCTTGCATCAGTAAGCAATGGCGGTAACTCGTCATATGACAACCGTGTCATTAATAATCATAGCTACGCAGGTTTATTCGACGGCGCAAACATTACTTGGAATGGAGAAGAAGATATCCGTCGTACGATGGAGAAAATGGCTCGTGCAGCCGAAGAGGATTCTTATCGGATGTGGTAAAAGATATCCGAGCTGCGCTCGGTGGCTAGTTGGTGTAGTGGATTAACGTTGGTTTTGAATGTTAGCGCTAGTTCACACTGCATCCAACTGATTTGTTGAAGGACTGGCTCACTAATGAAAGTTAGTGACTCAGTTCTTTTAATGTGATTAAGATAAAACTTTTTAAAAGAAATTTTATAAAAACGTCACATTACACCCTCTGCCGTGAGATATAAATAGAGGGTATAAATCTTCAAGCAAAAAATCAAAAAGGAGAGAACACACAATGAACTTAATAGACCGAACAAGAGAGGCCATGGGCTGGAATAATCCCTGGCAAACAAGAAAGCAAAACAAAATCAAACGCATCGTCGTGCATCACAGTGCAACAGCCGCAGGAAATATGCGAATCTTTGAAAACCATTGGCGCACCAAAGGCTGGCGAAACGGCGGCTATGCAGAAATCATCTTACCAAACGGTGATGTTGAAATCTGTTACCCACCAACCGTCGTTACAAACGGTGCAGGCGTCTGGAACAAAACCTCGTATCACATCTGCGTTGTCGGTAACTTCCGCAAAAACGGCGCCCAACCAAGCAGCGCACAAATGCAAAGCTTACTAACGCGCATTAGGCATAACATGAACGTCTTCAACGTCCCAGTCAAAAAAATAAAAGGACATAAAGAACTCATGCCGACAATCTGCCCAGGGATGAATATGCCCACGTTGCGCAACCAAGTGCAAAGAGAAGCAGCACCAACGAACAATGCGAACCCCACCACACACACCATTCGTCAAGGCGATACCTTCTGGTCTTTATCTCGCATCTGGCAAGTGACGGTCGAAGAAATCAAGCAAGCAAACCCGAGCGTTAACCCTGCCAATTTACGCATTGGTCAGAGAATTAATCGCCCTGCAAGAAACTCGCAGCCAGCCGCTACTCAAACCAATGCCATTCGAGTGGGTTCAAGCGTGCGTGTTAATAACACGGCTCAAAGTTGGGCAACCGGTCAAGTTATTCCGACATGGGTAAGAGGCCGCACTTACACGGTGCAACAAATGAGAAACAACAACACCGAACTGCTACTTGCTGATATTGTGTCATGGATTAGACGTAGCGATGTCACAAAAGTTTAACAAAAAATAGGACCAAAAAATCCTGCCGTCTCTAACTTACTGTCCGATTCGTCCCAGTTTACTGTCCGATTTACCCAATTTCTTGACCTTGTCACGTCATTAAACTGACAGCGTAGCTACGCCTAGCCCTGATCAAGCTATACAAATTAAATAAACAAACAAGCAACACCTACCTCCCCAAAAACGTCCCGTAGCGGGAGAAAATCAGAAAAAAGAGGCGGTGTTGCAACGAAGGTGAGGAATCAAAGGATGACAGTAAACAGCCTACTATCCCATAGCGGCTATAACAAACTGGGTTCATTTCGCCCGATTGCTTGTGCGGAAGATTACTACGCACTGGCATACAAAGCAAATGACGTCTTACTTCACCTCACCGGTCATTTCTATCGAGACAATGATTTCGAAAGTGACAAGAAGGTGAGAAAAACAGCCTACCAAAAAGCACTCGCCTGTCAAATAGAATATTTCTATGAAACCGGCCAGTCAACCACAGCTGGGCTAAATAGTCTGCCACAACTGATGGACGTCGGCAGAACAAAAGTAAGCATGATGGCACACGTCAACGAAGAAGGAAAGACGGTGCCAAAATCAATCGTCTGTCCAGATATCGCCTTATACCTAGACGGAACCGGCTTACTGGATGGGAGTGATGTGTAATGGCATTACGAATCAACCCACAACTACTCAATCAAAGCTTTGAGTATCACGAATTCGAAGAAAAAGACAACTGGCAAACAGCAAGTTACAAAGCACCGATCACCATCAAAAACGTTCGGTTAGACGAAACACTTGAAACCACACCAGTGTCAGCGGGAGAAGGTCGCGTCATCAACAAAGCCATCGCTTTTATTTACGCCTCAGACACCACCCCGTTCATCGCATTCAAACGACAGTCAAAAGTCGTGACAAACAACGGCATTTATACCATCAACAAAGTGGTAAAAGTAAACGAGCCGTTCAAAGATAAACTATGGAGTGTTGAGCTCGAACTCGTTTAAGCTCGACATTCGAGCACAAACAAAAAAGAAGGAGAGCGCGATACATGAAAAACTTTATCTACCAATTAGTAGATGTTGTCAACCAACTAGAACTAGACGTACCCGTTAAGATCGGTATCTTTGATGAGACCGAATCCCTGATGGTAAAACCAGCCAGTGGTTCACAAATCATCCACGAATACATGGACGGAAGTGTGGACATCCGCCTGCCGTTCGAGATTAGTATCAAAAAAGCTAATCAAGAAGAAGCCTTCACCGTCTTACAGGATGTATTAAATCACATCAAAAACAGCGGTGAATACTTGAGCCACACAAATAACGAGGAAAAAGAAGCACACCTCTTACTTCACTTGACAATGGACCAAATCCCAGTGTTTCAAGCACACACAGACGGTTACTTCATTTACACCTCATATTTAACGGTTGATCTAACCGTGGCATAACAAACAAAAAGACAGCTGGCAACCCAGCCAAAAGGAGAAAAGAAATTATGAGAAACAAAAACGCAAAACGCCAACATTTCGTAGCACCATTTACAGGAGCAGAAGCAGCACCAGCAATGGCTGAATTCTTGCCATTAGCTAAGTTCATCACCGACATCACAGATGGCAGTGACGACCAAACGGATGAGTTTGCCGACTACGCCGGAGACGGAACGGTCCAAACTGAAATCACAGGCATTCAAGAATCATGGGACATCTCTGGCACGTTCGACGTGACGGACCCAGCACAAGCTTTAATCGCAGGCATGAAGCGTAAAGTCGGAAACGAGCGCAAAGTGTGGCACATGATCATTGATTCAAACGGCACGGAAGAAGTAGTCGGCGTTGCAACGGCATTATCAATCGTGGCAGGTAGCGGCTCAGCAGAAGACCACGAAGAATTCGCTTGTACGTTACAATTCGACCAACGCCCTGAAGTTCGCTCTATCTAACAAAAGCAACTAAAAACTAAGCTTACGACAAAGCAAGTCTGAACACAAGAAACAATAACAAACAGAATCGGGATGCCTAACACAAATAAGCGCATCCCTATTCTTAAATAAACTTAGGAAAAAGAAAGAGGTAATCATAATGGCATTAAAACTAAACTTAAAAAAATCAATCTTTCCCGTAGAAATCGGCGCGTTCACATTCGAAGTTGACCTATCAGACGACAAAGTAAAAGACTTCGAAGCAAAAATGGCATCGTTTCTAGAGGGAGTAGAAGCAGCAGCAGCTGACGAAGCAACATTCACAGAACTACTAGGCAACGTCTACGACGAACTACTCGGCGACGGCGCGTACAAAAAACTATACGATCACACAAAACGCGTGGACATCCTAGCTGAACTGCTAGGCGACTTAATGCTAGCACTAGTAAGCAAACTACCAGGCCGTACGACATTAATCGACGCCTTAAAAGCTTCCGACACAACCCTAAAATCAAAACAACCTGATGGTAACTAGTCATGTTTGAACTAGACGAAAAGTTAGAAACAGAGCTTGATTTAGACGGTACCGTCTACCCGGTGAATATGGCGTTTAATAACATCATGACACTTTTCAAGCTCTTAGAAAACAAATGGCTAAGACCGGATGAGAAAATTCAGCAGGGGCTTCATTTATTACTTGACACCCATTTAGAAATTGAAAACAACGAGCAAGTGGCAGTCTTCCATTACTTATTAGATCACTTTGTTAATAGCGATCAAAAAAACGTACCGGAAGTCGATTTAGAGGGTAACCCCATACCGATCAAAAAACAAGCGGCTAGCCAAGATTTGCGACACGATGCCTCTTACATCTACAACTCCTTTCGGCAGGCATACAACATCAATTTGTTCGAAGAGCACGGCAAGTTAGATTGGCGCGAATTTTTATCACTCCTTCGCGGCTTACCAGAAGACACCGAGTACAAGAAAGTCTTAGACATCCGTACGCGACCTTATCAGAAAGGCAAGGGAACCGGCGAAGCGAACCGAAAACTGAAGGAAGCGAAAAAGCGTGTAGCCTTGCCGGGAACTTCGGTGGAATAAGGGCAGTTAGCAAAAAGAAAACCAAGGCATCACACCTTGGTTTTGCGGTTATTCTTCACCGAGGAAGAACGCTCTGATGCCAATGAGGCCTTCGATAATCACATCGCGTGCTTCTTCCAAATCTAAGTCATCGCTATCGATGTTTTGCACCACAAAGCCTTGCACCTCTTCAACAAAGTCCACCACGTTTTCAATTTGTGCGACGACGTAAACAGAGGCATTGACATCCTGCAAAGCCGATCGTGTACCAGTAATGAAACCACCGGTCGTTGCCGTAAACAAGAGGGCACTTTCGGTGTTGATTTCTTCAAATTGCGGGAGTGTATCGGTTATCCAGTTTGCCAGTATTTCATGCTCAGCAGCTAAAGGATCGACGTCTTCTTCCTCGATAGCCTCTGTGGCTGGTTCGGTCACCTCTTCAACCTCTTCTTCAGCAGGCTCAGTCACCTCTTCAACAATCTCTGGTTCATCAACTGGCTCATAGTCATCACCATTATTGTTGCAGGCGACAAGAACGAACCCCACAAATAAAACAGCTAGCAAACCAAATAACTTTTTCATCTTAAAAACCCCTTTGTGCTTGTGTCTCTACCCATAGTATAGCGATTTAAGCCCAAAAGGTGACCTTCATTTTCACAAAGTGAAGAAATTTGAAAAAGAAACAAAGTTCTTTGAAAATTGCATAAGAATAAGCATTAAATGCTCAGGAGTTTTTACATGCTTTCGCTAACTTGAAAGTAGTGTTGGAAAGGGGGTGTCTCGCTAAAGAATCAAATGAAACGACCTTCATTTTTTAGCGAGACAACCTTTTTATAAGTTGAGTTTAAGATGACAGTTAAAAACTATGTAAGTAATTCTTAACTCTCATGTTAATATGAAAAGCCCCAGTGCTGCAACACCAAGGCTTTAGTTAACAAATATCAAAAGAAAGGAATGATCCGCATGAAATTCACAGGCAAATACGCATTGTTTTGACTTATTAACCCACAGGTAAGTAATCAATATCCAAGCTTTTAATGAGTTGATTATAGGTTTATTATACAGAGGTATTAATAGCTTGTTTTCCATTTGAATCAACTAGTGGTGTCATGGTTGCTCTGCCTTGTCCAGACTCAGTGTATAAATAGAGGGCACCAGTTACTTTATCTCGTAAGGTTGCAGTATTTAACTGCCCCATTACAAATAAATCTAGTGGCATAGCAACTGATTCAGCATGAATTACCTCAAAACGATTATCTAACATGAAAATCACCTCAGAATAAATTTTTAAAAACTTAAAAACGAAAGGAGTTATAATAAAAAATGCAACAGAATCAAACAATAAGAATCGACATAAACATGAATGATTCAGAAATAAGAAATCTAAATTCTAGTATACAGGATTTAGTAAACTTCCAGAACTTTGTTAAGACTTGTCAATAAATGGTTTTCCATCTATATCAAGTATCGGTGTTAATGCTGGTTCACCATTCCTGTTTTGGAGATAAAGATAAAGAATGTTTGTTATCCTATCCTTAATGATGAGTTGATTACCAAAGCTTTTTTTCTTTAACTCATCCCACAAAGATTCGTCACGAATGACAAAAAATCTATTTTCTAACATGAAAATCACCTCAATAATAAATTTTAAAAATATAAAAACGAAAGGAGTTGTAATGAAAATATGCAACAAAATCAAATAATAAGAATTGACATAAACATGAATGATTCAGAAATAAGAAATCTAAATACTAGTATACAGGATTTAGTAGATGTAAGCAATAGCCTAGGAATGTCTTTTAGAAGCGCTGGTGATGATCTACAGTCACTAGGCAGTAGTTTCAGTTCCTCGAAAACAATATTCAATACACAACGCAAAACTATGACATATTTAAGAGATGCTTCGTTTATGCTGGGACAAGATTATGAAAGGTTGGTTGGGCAAATAGAAGAGCTTGCCGCACCTCTCGCAGCTGCCGAAGCAAGTGCAAATGGAACTGCTAAAGCATTTAGCTTCAAAGGAGCATCTGCTAAAGTTGCTGCAACTGGAGTAGGGATTTTAAGTGGAGCACTAAAAGCTTTACCATTTATCGGTATCGGTATTGCCCTTGTAAATCTTGTTGGCTCATTCGCTAGACTGGTTGGAAACTTAAATACAAGTAGCGATGCTACAGATGAATTTAACGAGAGATTACGTGACTTAAGAGATGAATTAGATGAAAATCGAACAGCTCACGACAGCAATATTCAGCGTATCAGAACAAGCAATCAAGTCATGCAGACAGCCATTGATCGAATCTCAGATCTATCTAATGGAGAAAACCTAAATGAGGGCTACAAAAACAGATTACGAATTGCAACTGGCATACTTAATGTAAGCTTGTCAGAGTATGCTGCAGCACTTGGTATTACAACTAGTGCACTAGCAGGAAATAATGAAGAGGCATTAAGAAGCATTCAAAACTTCCAAACTCAATCTAGTCATATGTCAGCAATGGAGGGACACTTGGAAGAGATCATCAGACTTCAAGAAGATAAATACTACTCAACAGAAAGTCTAGCCAGTTTACAAGAGGTATACGATAATTTACAGAGAGGCGTTGCAGAATACCGTGTTGAGTTAGAAGAATTACGTGAAAACAATGAAATTATTCTTGGGCAAAACGATGGACTTGCTGAAAGATATTTATATCTTGCGAGAGAGGTGGGTGCAGTTGACGGAGAAATCGCGGAATTAAATGTGAGCATGGCAGAACACAATATGATTATTGATGATGCTGTTGAAGGAATTTCCGATCTTGAAAGAGAGTATCAAATCACATTCACCGAAATGTATATGCATGTTCAGCAACATGGACTAACATTAGGAGCGTTAAATGATGTCCAAAGAGAGGTCATTGACCGTGGAATTGGCTATTGGCAACAGTATGAAGAGATGAGTACGGAGATGTTTAGGCGGGTTGGTCAATCAAACCAATATAGCCTCGAACAAGTTGCTGAGAATCAATATCAGAATCGACTTGCAACAGAAAATTGGCAAGACAATTTAGTTGTTTTATATGAAAAATATGGTGCAGAAGTAGCTGCAGAACTACGTGCAATGGGTGAAGATGGTATGCACATCGTTGCTGAAATGGCTGACTATGTAACAAACAATTATGAAGAGATGGCAGATGGAACATGGGAACATTTAGGGAATATGGCAGATGGCACTTATAGTCATGCTACTCAAATCGCAAACAATTTGACAAGCGGTGCAGAGACTGCCAGGCGAGGGATGACACTTCAATTAGGAGAAGGCTTTGACTCAAGTATTGATTTGATAGAACAGTTTGGTAGTCGTAGTCGAACTACGCTAAGTCAAGACTTTAATGCCGCTAATTTTGAAGTATTTGGAATCGCAATCCCAGCAGGTTTGATGGAAGGGGTAAGAAGAAACCAACCAGAAGCTATTGCAGAACTTGAAAGATTTGCAGATGAATTAGGGTTGTGCTTTAGAACAATATTACAAATCAATTCACCATCAGGTGTGTTTATGGAATACGGTGAAGGGATCGTTGAAGGTCTTCAGCGAGGAATAACTGCATTAAAGAGCCAACCAATCAATCTATTGCAAAGAGCAGCACGCGATATGAAGCGAATCTACAATACAGCTAGTCGTGACTACATAAATGTTGGTCGTGACATCATGCGCGGCCTAAATCAAGGTTTACTCAACGGTGAAGCTCAAGTCATGAGCACGGCTCGTCGGATTGCTAATCAAATCACGGTTGCGATGCGTCAGGCGTTGAACATTAACTCGCCTTCTCGGGTGATGCAGGAAGAGATTGGGCGTCAGATTCCGGCTGGGGTGGCTGAGGGGATTGATAAGTACGGTAATTATGCGACAGATAGTATGTACGATCTCGGCAACGAACTAGCTAAAGTGAAATTTCCGAGTATCAACGACGTCATCAACATGGGGCCAAGTCTGAGCTTAGCTGGTGCTGGTGCTTCGTCGATGATCACGAACCACAATAACAACCAGAGTCATAGCTATGCCGGTTTGTTTGATGGTGCGACGATCAACTGGCACGGCGAGGAGGATATCCGTCGTACGATGGAGAAGATGGCTCGGGCAGCGGAAGAGGATGCTTATCGCATGTGGTTTAGAAAATTTTGTGCGACAACCCTAAAACAGAGATGTTCAATTTTGGATACTAAAATCTTTCGTTATGCAAAAAAATACGCGATTCATATTAAGATGACAGCTAAGAACAGTGAAAGCAATTCTTAATTCTCATGTTAATATGAAAAGCCCAAGTGCTGCAACACTAAGGCTTTACGTTAACAAATATTAAAAGAAAGGAATGATCTGCATGAAATTCACAGGCAAATACGCATTGTTTTGACTTATCAATTCGCAGGTAAGTAATCAATGTCCAAGCTTTTAATTTATTTATTGATTATATCATATGCGATATGAAAAATAAAATGTGCATTGAAGGCAAAAGACGAGTGGAACAAGTGTTCTAAGAAAATTAAATATTAATAAATAAGTATCTTTACTAATTAACTAGGCAACGCTTTAATTCTTTGATATAATGTGATTATCAATTCGATTGGAGTGTGGAAAAATGAAAAACAAGAAACTTGGTGCACGATTCGAGAGGGTTTACTGGGAAAATGGTCTTGTAGATGGAGTTGGTGTTATAAATCAGTTTATCATGAAAGACAAGAAAACAGGCGTTCTATACCTACACACTGAAAATAGAAGTGGAACTTCTGTGATTGTACTAGTTGATCGAGACGGTAAACCATTAGTTGATGAATAAAGTAAATATTATTTAGAGAGATGCTTATGAAAACAAAATCATGCGCATCTTTTATTATGCGCAAAAATTTGAAAAGGAGAGAAAATATGAATATACAAAATGAAACAATAAGAATAAACTTTGACATCGATGATCGTGCAATCAGGCAATTAGATGATATCATTTCTGATTTAAATAAAACACTTGGAGATATTGGTGATGCACTTGGAAATTTAGAATTATCAAGTAGTAACTCCCTTGGAACATTCGCGATGTTGGCGGGTGCCTTTGCAGTTTTGTCATTTGATGGGGACGCTTTGAAAGGAAGCTTAACTGAATTAACTAAAAAGTCACTTAAAGGTCTTTCAGGAGAATTAGCTACTGCACAAGGTAATGTCGTAGGTTTGCTTGGTGCTTTTAAAAACACAGCAGGTACAATTGTTAAGAAAAAAGGAGCATTGGGGCTCTTAGTCGGAGCAATGAAATTAATCCCATGGGCAGGTGCTATCTGGGGGCTTACCCAATTACCGGGATTATTTAGAAGTGTAATTTCAAGTGCAATCGGTTGTAGAGAGGAGTATGAACGATTAACTGATGCTATAGGAGCAAATCGTGCTGCACATGCAACTAGAAGAGGAGAGATAGAGCGAGAGTTAACTACGAATCGCAGTTTAATTTCACATCTTCAGGAACTACAAAATGCAGAGCATAGAACTAATGGTGCTCGTGGGGTGGCTATATTAAAAACAAGAGAATTAAATGAATTGATGCCAGATTTAAACTTAGCTTATGACAGGCAAACTGGATTGCTTGATGAAAACAGCGAACGAACACTTACGCTAGCTGGTTATTATGCAGACTTGTCTGCTGCAACTGATAGTTTACAAAACGATCAAGACAGATTGAACGAGATAACAGAAGAATATCCAGATATCACCGATCGCCTTACCGATCTTAGGCAAATTATGGCTGAAAATAACGAGACCATCCGAGACACAACAACAGGCATATATTCACATAGTGCGGCTTTCTATCGTGCTAGAGATGAATATCAGGCTCTAATTGTTCAACAACAAAGATTAGGAAATGAAAGCGAGTATTTAACTGATAGAATCTATAACACAGCAGGCGAAATGATGGGTATTTACGATACTTTGGCTATTCATCATTCGATGACATTCGATACGATGACTGATTCACAACAAGCAGTAGTGGATGGGTTTAGAGACATGCACAGTCTCTCTGCAGGATACCTGAATGATTTAACAGGGACATTTGAACATAACAATGATCTGACGTGGGCATCTGCACAATTGAATAACAGGAGAATGATTACGGAAACAGCAATGTTTACTAATTTATACTCAGATTTAGTATCACAGGGGGTTAGTGAAGCGTTCTTGCAAGCAATTGGTGCTGATAGTGCAAGTGCAATCCCGATGCTGGTTGAGATGCAACGGTATGGCGTTCAAAATGTTATCAATGAGCAAGATAGATGGTATGCGGCACATGCTGCAAATGCGGACACCATGCTAGATGCATTTGAGATTAATGGGGAACATCGTACTGCTATTAGAAACTATGTATTAGGACTTGAAAACTCTTTGTCTGACAATATTGAAGCATCTAATTTTAGAGAACTTGGTAGAACGAGTTCTAGACAATTTATGGGAGCTTTGAATGAAGAAGCACAAGTGCAAGCTGAAATGTTAAGACACAATTCATACTTATATGGTGGACAATTTGTTGAAGGAACAGCAAATGGAATAATGGGAAGAGTTAGAGAAGCGGTTAATTCAATGTCGCATGTATCTGAAGCTATGCAACGGGCATTTAGAATGCTAAACGGATTGAGTTCACCATCAAGAGTTTATCGTAGTTATGGAGAGAATATCATACAAGGATTAGTCAATGGACTTGAAGCATTAAGAGCTCAACCAATTCGTTCAATTCAAACATTAGCTCGCGACATGGAACGAATCTACAACACTGCTAATCGTGACTACATCAACATCGGCCGTGACATCATGCGTGGCTTAAACCAAGGTTTACTCAACGGTGAGGCGCAGGTCATGAACACGGCTCGTCGGATTGCTAATCAGATTACGCAGGCAATGCGTCAGGCGTTGAATATTAACTCGCCTTCGCGGGTGATGCAAGAAGAGATTGGGCGTCAGATTCCGGCTGGGGTGGCTGAGGGGATTGATAAGTATGGTAGTTATGCTACGGATAGTATGTATGACTTAGGCAACGAACTAGCTAAAGTGAGATTTCCGAGTATCAACGACATCATCAACATGGGGCCAAGTCTGAGCTTAGCTGGTGCTGGTGCTTCGTCGATGATCACGAATCATAATAACAACCAGAGTCATAGCTATGCTGGCTTGTTTGATGGTGCGACGATCAACTGGCACGGCGAGGAGGATATCCGTCGTACGATGGAGAAGATGGCTCGTGCAGCCGAAGAGGATTCTTATCGGATGTGGTAAAAGATACCGAGCTGCGCTCGATGGCTAGTTTATATGAAACAATCTGTGAAAGTTAAAAAGAAATGAAAAAAATGAGAAACAAAAAGAGGAGGAAAAATATGTTTACGTATAAAGGAAAAAGTAGTAAAGAAATGAATTTGCGCGTTGTAGGGAATGTGTCGTTTGCATCGCCAAGTCGAGACGTTAGGGCGGTTCAAGTGCCGGGGCGCGATGGGGATTTGATGCTGGATAATGGGCGATTTAATTCTGTTGTTCGCAGTATCCCTTGTCGGATTGAACCCGTTGATGGGGGTGACATTGAGGCGTTGATTAGTCGGATTAATAATTGGTTGAGTGACGATGGCAATTTGCATGAGTTTGGTTGGGACAACGATCCTGATTTTAAATATTTAGCGCGTGTTGATGGGGGTGTTGTTAGTCAGCGGATTTTATCCCATTTTGGCACAACCGCGATTGATTTTAGGATGCACCCGATTAAGTATTTGCGTGCCAGTTTAAATGAACGTCCGGTAACGAGTGGAACGAATGTGGCGAATCCGTTTAGTATTGATGCGAAGCCAAGGATGCGCATTGTGAGGGTAGGCAGTGGTGAAGGTGATGTGACGATTCATGTGGGTGGTCGCCCTGTGCTGATTAGAGGATTGGCTAGTGGTTGTATCATCGATAGTGACACACAAACGATTACGAATTTGAATGGCACGGTCACGTTGTTTAGTCAGATGAGGAGTCCGTTCCCTGTTTTAAGGCCGGGAGATAATCAGATCACGTTTCCAGCGAATGTTCAGGTTCAGCTTACACCGCGATTGGGGGCGTTGTTATGAGTTATCCGATTATTTACGAGGCTGGGACGGTTGAGTTTGGGCATATGGGCCTGGGGATTTTAAACGATGCGACTTATTGTCTGGTTACAGAGGAAAGAAACGGGAGATTTCAACTGAATCTTCGCTATCCCATGACTGGGATTCACGCTGAGCATTTGAAGGTTGATCATGTGATTAAGGCAGATGCTGGTCATGCGCTTAAGGGGCAGTTGTTTCGAATTGAGCGAGTGGATAAGAATGCGGAGGGGATGATTGAGGTGTTAGCGCATCACGTGTCTTATTTAGCGCAGAGTTTGGTGTTGGAGCCAGAGGTAGTGATTGACAATGAAACGGCGGCTACGGCTTTGGATCGGTGGCGTCGTGCGATTGTTGGGGAGCATGGGTTTACGACGGCTTCTGATATGACTGAGACTCGAAGTGCGCGTTTAAGGATTCAAAATTTTCAGAATGCGCGGGAAGCTTTGGGTGGTGGTGCCGGTTCGATCTTGGCTGTGTGGGGCGGTGAGTATCGGTTTGATAACTACCGGGTTGAGTTGCTTCGAAATCGTGGTTCGGTGGCTAATACGTTGATTAGTTACGGTCGGAATTTGACTGATTTGAGGCAAGAGGAAAACATTAGTCAGACGTTCACTTCGATTTACCCTTATGCGATTTATCGTAACGGGGATGTGGAGCGGATTGTGACGTTAAGTGGTAGCGCGTTGGTGATGGATTCTGAATATGCGGATCGTTTTGCGCATCGTCGGGTGTTGCCGGTTGATTTCTCACGTGAGTTTGCGCGTGATGTTGTGCCGACGGCAGCTAAATTAAGAGAGTTGGGGCTGGCTTTTATGGCAGAGAACGCGATTGGGTTACCGCGTGTGTCGATGTCGTTGCGCTTTGTTGATTTAACAAAGGCGTTGAACGGTGCGGGTTTAACGTATGAGCGGCTCAATTTATGTGACACGGTGCCGGTTAGGTTTGAGAAGTTGGGCATTGATACTAGTGCGCAGATTGTTCGGATTTGTTGGGACGTGTTGCTTGATCAGTACGATTCGCTTGAGATTGGTGAGGTGCGTGCAACGCTGAGCGATCGCCTGCGAGGGGTTGAAAGAGAAATGACTGAGGTTAGTGGGTCGGCCAATTCGGCGTTAAGCGCTGCCAATGGTCGAAATACGGTGTTCTTTGGTATTGATGAGCTGGTGGCTAACCGAGTGGGTGATTTGTGGTATCGGCCAAATGGTGAAGACACGGAGTTGTTTATGTGGGACGGTCACGGTTGGGAGTTTGTGATGTCGACGGCGGTTGACGAGGACTTGTTGCGACGGATTGACGAGGCGCGCGTGAATGCGAATTATGCGTTGGGGCGCGCGAATGCTGCGGTGAGTGATGCACGCGAGGCGACTGATCGGGCACAGGCGGCTTTTGATAAAGCGGAGCCGCTGGTGGTGAGGACGGATGAGTTAAGTGGTCAGGTGACTGCGGTGACGGCTTTGGCTTCGGGGTTGCAGACGACGGTGACGAACAACCACAATGCGACGGCTACTAGGATCACGCAGCTTGATCATCAGATTAATTCGCGGGTGGGGAATCTCGAGGGAACTGTTAGTTCTGAGATCACGCAGCTGACGAACGATATTAACTTGCGCGTTAGAAACGGAGAAGTGATTAGTCAGATTAATGTGTCGCCTGAATCGGTGTTGATCCAAGGTCGACGCATTCACCTTACGGGGCAGACAACGATTGATGATGCGGTGATTGAGAGTGCTCATATTGCCAGTCTTGAGGCTGATAAGATTCAAACTGGGACGTTGAATGCCGCTAATGTTAATGTGATTAATTTGAATGCGAATAACATTACTTCAGGGACGTTGAATGCTCATTTGATTACAGCAGAAATCATTGAGGCAGCTGCGCTGCGAGCTGGTCAGATTGATATTAATCATTATCGTTTTGATGGCCAGTCGGTTGGTACTGTAGGGGATCATGATTTTGTGATTAGGCGTGGAACCGGTGGATCGGTTTCGAATGCACAACGTGATCGTTTGATTATTGGTCGTCACCATACGCGGGTTTACATGGAGGGGGATGATTCAAGTGACGGTACGGCTGCTGATACGGGGGCATATGGCGATGTAAGAGACGATGGCACCCCGATGACCGGACGCAATCGCGTAGGCTTTTTGGAGTTTAATGCAAACCGGCTTTCTGCTTTTAATATGAATCAACGAACAGTGGCACCGAATACTTCTGTTGAGCGTCAACCGCTTAGAAATCTTCACTTACAGCCGGCGGATAAATGGGTAAGAGGAATTCCGGGTGCAACGTTATTGGGAGCTGACCGAGGCGGTGGCGAAATTAGATGTACGTATACAACTGATTTTGGTTCTGATCGACAACATGTATTTGCACCGCTTCGCGCACGCCGCTTGACGATTCAAGGTCAAGCGTTTAATGCTGGCTTCACGCAATTGACACGCAATATAGCAAGGCATTTAAACATTGATACAACGAATGAACGCTTGATGGTTACTTCAAATATTGCAGGTACGAACGCGGCTTCTCTGCACGTGTCATCATTAGTGGTAGGTGGCGCTACGACAGGTGGGACGCCGAATGCTAATATGACCCGATCGGATTACCGGATTGGGTGGTGTGGATCAGTTGGGAATTCGAATTTTCACATTCGAAGAAATAACGTGGATCGCATTTCACTCGGTAGTTTGACAACGACGATTAGAGGTGGTGCTGGTGGCGGTAATGCCCAGAATACATCGGTGAGTTTGGTGCATGAAGGCAATGCTAGTGGGAGTTTTAATATCGGACAAAGTGGGACGGATGTTGCTGCGGCGAGGCGTTCGCGTGTTTGGTCAGATGCCGTTTATAGTCGAACGGGCACAGCGTCTAGTAATAGCTTACGTGTGACGGGGTATGGGACGTTTGAAAGGGTTGCTTCTTCTGCTCGCTATAAGCTGAACATTAACCGGGATTTTGAGTTGGAGTACGCGGAACGCGTGTTAAACGTTGAGCCAGCGAGTTGGTTTGATCGTGCAAGTTCAGAAACGTATGCGTCGATGATTACGTCTAATATGGATGAATCTGGTCAGGTTGATTGGACATTAGTAAATGAAAAGGCAAGAGAAGAAGTAGAACGCATCACGAGAATTGGTGGTCTGATTGCCGAAGACGTTGAAGAGGCTGGTTTAGGGATGTATGTGTCTTACGCCGACGATGGTAAAACCGTTGAAGGTGTGCAATACGACCGTTTGTGGACACTTTTAATCCCGCTTGTTAAGGATCAACGCGACCGGTTATCCAAGCAAGAACGTGAGATACAGGATTTACGAAAAGAGATGGAGGAATTGAAAAATGGAAAATAGGATACAAGTAGAAATGATTAATGGTTTGGCGGTTAAGATTGCCAATTTAGAGGTACAGGTAGCGGCTTTGACGGCAGAGAATAACATGTTGTTAGGTGAACTTCAAGGTGCTTCGAATGAGGATGTGGAAGGAGTTGGCGTTTATGAATCAAGTGAATAAGCAACACGAATTAACGATTAACATCAGTGCTGGGACGCGTGGTAATATTGTCACGAATACGACTTTTTTTACGATGGATGTGAAGACGGCTAAGAAAATCATTAACTTTACCCATGCGAGTGGTCCAGTTGATTTAACCCATGCGACGGTGGTGTTAGGGTTTGAATTTGTGGGGACTAATGCCTCGAAGATCATTGATTCAGAGGATGGGTCTGTGGTGATTGAGGATGCTACGGCTGGCGTTTGTAGTGTGTTGTTACCGAATCATCTTTATGACTATGAAGGGCAAGTGTTGGTACACGTCTATATCACTTATGAAGACGGGCGCTCTTTGGACTGTGGGGTTATTGTGACCGAGTTTGAAGAGAGTTGGTTAGATCGTGAGTTAGACGAAATGTCGCCGTTTTATGTGCAGCGATTTGAGGATTTGGCTGATACGATTAAGGCACGCGTTGCGGAATTAGAAGGGAAGCTGAGTGACCTCGGTGCGATTCAAGGGTTACAAGGGCCTCCGGGTGAGGTTGGTCCGATGGGTCCGCAAGGTGAGCGTGGGGAGATGGGGCCAGCTGGGCCGCAGGGAGTTCCAGGTGCTGTTGGTGCTCGTGGAGAAATGGGTCCGCAAGGTCTTGCTGGTGAACGTGGGTTGCCGGGAGCTGCTGGTGTTGCTGGTCCGATGGGTCCGCAAGGAGAACGTGGCGAAACTGGTTCGCAAGGTCCACAAGGTGAAATAGGTCCAGTAGGTTTACAAGGCCTTCCGGGTGCAGTCGGTGCTCGAGGTGAAGTTGGGCCACAAGGTGTTCAAGGAGAAAGAGGTGAGGTGGGCTCTCAGGGTTTACAGGGCGAGCGAGGGGCTGTTGGTCCAGCAGGTCCACAAGGGGAACAAGGACTTCAAGGTATTCCAGGCATTGTCGGTCCGCAAGGGCCACCGGGAACAGGTGGCGGTGCAGTGGTTGCTGGCAATCAAACGTTAGGTTCGTCTAGAATTGGAGACTTATTAATCAATTGGGGAACCACGACGTTCAACGCTGCAAGTTTTACCCAAGCCTATCACACACCGTACTCAACCGCTCCTCGTGTGATTGCTAGTTATCGAACAGGTGATAATTTAGCTGTGTTAAGGTATACCGAAAACGTTGCCAATGTGGTCTTCACACGACCTGCTGGCTTTGGTTCTGTCACTCTGAGCTGGATCGCAATTGGAAGAGCATAGGAGGCGGAAATATGAATGAAATAGTAAAAAAAGAGCACGAACTAACGATTAACATTAGCCCGGCTACGCGATCGAACATTGTGACGAATACGACTTTCTTTTCAATGGACGTGGAAACTGGGAAGAAGATTATCAATTTCACTCACGGGAATGAACCCGTTGATTTGACGGCTGCGAAGGTAATGTTGGGGTTTGAATTTGTGGGGACGAATGCATCCAAAATCATTGATTCAGAAGATGGGTCCGTGGTGATTGAAGATGCCTTAGCAGGGCAATGTAGTGTGATTTTGCCCAACCACTTGTACGAGTACGCCGGTCAGGTTTTAGTGCACGTATATATCGTGTACGAAGATGGCTATTCCTTAGACTGTGGGATTATTGTCACCCAGTTTGAAGAGAGTTGGCTCGATAGTGAGTTAGACGAAATGTCACTGTTTTATGTGCAGCGGTTTGAGGATTTGTCTGATACGATTAAGGCGCGTGTGACGGAGTTAGAAGATAGGTTTGACGATATTGAGGCGCTTCGGGGGCCGCAGGGAGAGCAAGGTCCTCAGGGGGAGCGAGGTCCAGCTGGTGAACGGGGGTTACCGGGAGCTCAGGGAGAGCGAGGCCCGGTTGGTCCTGAAGGAGCGCAAGGTTCTCAGGGCGAACGAGGAGCATCAGGAACTCAAGGAGAACGAGGCCCGATTGGTCCACAAGGAATACCAGGTTCTCAGGGAGAAAGAGGTCTTTCTGGTCCGACCGGTCCACAAGGCGTTGCGGGTGAAAGAGGCCCTCAGGGTTTTTCTGGGGCTGTTGGTCCCCGTGGTGAAATCGGGCCGGTAGGTCCAGCTGGTGAACGTGGTTTACCGGGAGCTCAGGGCGAGCGGGGACCAATTGGTGCTCAAGGCCCTCAGGGAGAACGCGGATTGGCGGGAGCAACTGGTCCACAGGGTTCTCGTGGTGAAACTGGCCCACAAGGTATTGCGGGCCCAGCTGGTGAGCGTGGTTTGCAAGGTGCACCAGGAACGACGTCATGGAATGGGATTACGGATAGACCTGCAACGTTTGTACCAACTGCGCATACTCACGATGCTAGTCACATCAATGCTGGTACATTGCCGTTCGCGCGTATTCCTGTAGGGACGACCACGACGACAGTGGTCCGCGGTGATCATGCTGGTGCATTTCCTTTGCATAATCGTCCAACCCAAATGATTACGAACTGGGATTTTAATCCTAGTACACACACTGTGATTGGGCAAATAGCTAGAGGGGAAGAGGTGAGGCTGATTGGAGATGCTTCAGCAACGAATAACCCTTTTCCTTCAAATACAGTAGCGGGTACAATCAGAAGAACAAATGCCACAACAGGATTTGCAGTTGTCGTCTACCGCTCGATAGGGAGTATAAATGAACCTATTGCGCATAGATTTCATGGTGCCTCTGGCTGGACGGATTGGCTATACCCAAATCGCGCAGCGAGTATCAACAGTGGCACCTTTGCAGCTGCGCGCATTCCGACAGGGATCAACATAACGGGTAATGCAGCAACGGCAACAACTTTACAAACGGCAAGAACGATAAATGGTACTAATTTCAATGGCTCAGCTAATATCACGACGGCGAATTGGGGGACTGCTAGAAACGTTACCATCGGAAGCACGCAGCGTAGTGTAAATGGTTCAGCTAACGTCGCATGGTCATTAGCAGATATCGGAGCAGCCGCAGCGAGTCATACGCATAACGCTTCGCAAATCACGGGAACGTCGAGTGCGGTAGCAAATAACACGGGAACTTTCCGTGTTGGTGATATATTGATCCAGACGGGGGAAGTGCAACTATCACCAGGGGCGAATAGCTCTGCTTTTGGTGTGGCTAATTTTGAAACAGCATATGCAAGTGTGCCACATGTAACGACAGAGCGATCGGGGTCTTTGTTAAATGCAGATATCATGATAGCCGTCAATCCAGCGACGGCATTAGCGCAAATTTTGATGGTTAATAGTCTACCAGTCGCTGCGTCGGGGATGGTTAGATGGATGGCTATTGGGCGTGCAGCGACATAA